GGAGAAGAAACGGCTTGATAAGCAGCCCCTGGATTAGATCCTGTAAGATCAGCAATGTAATTGAATACCTTTTCACGAAGTTCGTTAGTCCATGGTTTGAATTCTTGATCTTCCAAAGCTGGAACACCTGTATAGATTGCCATAATCATTTTACGACATTCTTCGTTGTTTTCCATTTGAGCACCATTAAGTTTAACAGATGCTGGAGTATTTCCGAATTTACATTCATCATAATTCCAATATCCACCTTTCATGGTTACTTTTAATTGGAAATCTTTTCCTTGGAAGAAGTCAAAGATGTTTGTTGGTTCGATTCCCATTTCGATATCTTCAGCAGAAGGCTGAATTTGAGCATCGATAAGTTTCTTAACTGCTCTAGGGAAACGGAATAATTGAACGGTGTTTTCCAATTCAGGACGTTGTGGATCCTTTACAATCAAAACATATGAGTAGTAATACTCTTTACGTTTAATTTTTTCAGCTTGTTTCTTTTCGAATGCTGATTCCGATTTATAAAGTTTCCAGAAAGTATCTTGGATAACTGATTTTTCACCTGGAACAGATGAAGGACAATCTGCGTAGAATCCGCTTCCTTCGGCATTTTCTAACCAATAGGAGAATTTTCTTACGATAGATTTTTTAGGATTGTTAAGATTCGGAATGAATCTGATAACTGCTCTGTAGATAGAGTCTTTTGAATTTTTTGGATCTGTTTTGTAGATGTCAGTTCCACTTGATTGTTTTTCCTCGGTTTTGAAATTGTCGAGGCTTAGATTAAAAATGTCTAAATTTTCCATTTTGCTTTACTTTTTTATTTACGTTATTATTTATATGAACTTACAGTTAAGAGATTCACTTACAATTACTTACTACTCCGGATTAATGTTCGTTGTAGGATTATCACTTACTTTAAGTACCTTACTTACTTTTTTATTTACTAATTAGATATTATATGTATCTATGTTGATTAGAGTTTCTTCTTCTCTAACTTATTTTTTCATATTTGTAATCCCCTTTACGTATCAGAGACCAAAATCTAGTTCCAAAAGTTCCTTCATCCACTGCATCTTTTCCAAATAACTTTCTAGCACCTTTCGCTATACCACCACCGATTTTTTGTAAAAGATTTTTTTCAAGAGAAAGTTCTCTCCAAACAGATTTAGGAACCTCTTTGTATTTGTATTTTGCTCCATTATGAAATTCAATTTCTAAAACTTCGGTATCTGAATCATAATCCATAGAAACCAAATGTGAAGATTCAACTTCTTTCTGCCATTTCTTTTCAAGAAGAAATTCATCAAAGTTATAAAACGTAGATTCTTTTATTTTATTACCATCTATCCATTTTTGAAAAATAGGAATAGCTTCTCTCATATCCTCGGTTTGTCCATTAGAGTATTTAGCTCTATTCAACATAGAAACAACAGAAGTCATTGCTTTCCCTGGATCAGTTTTCTTTAATTTATCTGCAATCTCTATTGTCTTTTTTGCTTTTTCAGGAGTCCCATATCCAAGACCTTTTACTTCTGGATCTTTAGAATTTGTAAACAAAGATTCTTCAGTCTTTCTATTTCCTTGAATCCATTTATCAAAAATATCAGCAGCTTTCTTCATTTCAGGGGTAGAATACTTATGAGTTTTTGCTCTATTCATCATAGTCGTAGCAATTGCCATTGCATGTCCATGATCAGTTTTCTTCAATTTATCTATGATTTTGATTGTATCGTTTGCTGCTTTTTCGTCTTTATAACCAGTTCCTTTTACAGCATCAGAATTCCCAGGACTAAATAGAGTCGTCCCTTTCTTTTCAATCAGCTCATTATATTTTAGAAATTGATTCATACTTCACCGAATTGGTTTATTTTTTCAAATAGCTCATCTGTAGTATGCCCACATTTAGCATTTTTCTTCTTGTTTTCCTTGGCCTTTAACATTTGAAGATTGCAAGGGTGTGCAATATAAAAAGGATTTATTTTGTCTTTGAATCCTTGTGATATCGAATAGATATGATCTAAATGATTAGCCTTCCAACTTCTTTTCAAATTTTTTGGATTGATTTGAGTCTTAAATATATCGTAATTCTTCTCAGTTAAAGCTCTTACAAAGATAAAATAATCTTCCTTGATTTCAAGTAGATCATCGAAGTTATCTCTATAACTTTCAAAATTGATTAGATTCGGATTTAACATATTAAGGATTTGTTGCTCCAGTTGCTCCAGCACCAGCTAATCCCGTGACTGTTGTGCTATCATCATTAAGTAGAAGTAATTGAATCATTTGTAATCTAGCTTCTTCTTCTCTTCGACGTCTTTTTTTAGCATTCTGTTGATATAACCATTCAGGTGTAGGCATAATTTCTTATTTTTTTCCTGTTGTTCTATTCTTTTCAATCCATTCTTTAAACACCTTAATAGCATCTCTCATTTCAGGAGTTTGATGTTCGTGCTTTTCTGCTCGATTCATCATAGTAGTAGCAACTGACATTGCCCACATATGTTCACCTTTTTTCTCAAGATCATCTAATTGCTTGCACGTAGATTCGGCTTTTTCTTTGTTAGCATATCCAGTCCCTTTCAAAGCATATTTACCTCCTCCTGTATAAAGTCCATCCTCTTTAGGATCCCCTTTAGCTCTTTTATGTCCTTGTCCTTTATCACCTTCATTGATAAATTCATCAAAATCCATTATGTTTTTCATTTCCATCTTTTTTTATATTTTATTTATCTTAAGTTGAATTCTGAAACTCACTCCATCTAGAGTACATATAACCATTACTGGTTGTTTAGGTAAAAGGATAACAGTTACGACAGGGATCCACTTCAGTTAGTTATTCCACTTCAATAAGAGTTAAGGCTATTGAGTCTACCAAGTCATCTATTGGCTTAGTTATATTGAACTCTCCTTCTACTACGATATTTAATTTTTCTATTTCCTTTTTAAGCTTACTATTTGATTTTTCCATGAATGATCTGAGCATATCACATTTTGAAGCATTGCCGTTTCCTGTATAAGCTTTCTTTATGGATTTAGGTGAGACGACTCGGATTATATGCCCAAACTTCTGAATAAGTTTTACTTTCAGAAATGTGTTAAATGTAATCATGTCGATGAATGAATTGCCCTTAGAACCAAAAGAAAATCCTTCAATTCGGATCTCTGTAGGAATAATTCCTGTGTAATTGAATATCTCTATAATCTGATCCGATAGTTCATCTGCGTTCTTCAGTTTGATCGCCTGATCCTCTATAGCATCTTTAATTAGATTATCTTTATTATATGAAGTAATTGTGACGGTTTTCGATTCGTCTAAAATTTTGTGTAAATGGAACCCTTTTAGCTTAGGATTGTAATTAGGAACGAAAGAAAAAAGAAGAAATTTATCATCTCTTAGCTTAATCGCTACTGCCGTTGAATTTATTGAAAAGTCTATACCAACAATCATATTACATTCTTTTACCGATTGCAGCACCTAAAGCAGCACCAACAAGTCGACTAGTTAGAAGATCAAAAATTACACCACGTTCAATTCCTAAAACATTCGCAATTATTTTACCGACAGTAGAACCTAAAGCAAATCCTGTTAAACCTCCTAGAATAGATCCAAGGAAACCTTCATTAGTTACCTCTTCATTAAATTCTTTTAGATTTTTATCTTTGTCTAAGTATTGCTCACAGAATTTTTTTACTGCTTCATCTACTTTTTTTTCTTCATCTTCGGTCAATTCTGCCTTAAGATTTTCATTCATCATCCATATCTCAACTTCAGAGAATGTGCCGGATTCGATTAAGTATTCTTTAAATGTTTTCATAGTATATGTATCTTATACAACAGGGAAGTCCATTTTCATTTCATTGAAAGCAAAGGTAGCTTCAAATGTTCTAAATTCCGGGGACATGTCTGAGTATGATAGAGTAAATTGATTTAATCCTGTAAATAAACAATCGTGAAATTGTACCGAATACATTCTTACACCTTCAGTATCAAATATATGAAGCGGAATATCCATTGTATAAGGTTTAGTTGTTTGAAAATCATACCAATAGAAGAAAGTTTCTAGCATAATCCAATAATTAACATTTCCATCTAGTAATTGAAAAGTTATAGTGAAAGTTCTATCAATAAGCATCTCATGTGAAAGTGCTTGTCTCCATTTTCTTGTAGTTCCTTTTGCTTGTGGAGCATTACCAGGTTTAACTTGTTCGATTGGTTGATAATTAAAATTGGGAATCGAAATAGATTGAATAGACCAATTAATTACATCCGAAACGTCAGTTACAGGAGTAGGCATTCTAAACAAATAAGGTGTGTAACGATCCTTTACCTCTTTAGGAACAAAAATCCTAGGAAGTTCTATTTTGAATAAGTCGTTTCTACTTTGTAATATCATTTTTTCTCGTTAGGTTTTTGACTTGAAGCAGGTGTATTTTTTATATTAGCTCTTACTTTTTGAATTAACTTGTTACCAATTGATGTATTAGATTCCGTTGCAATTGGAGTTGTAGTCATAACATCATTAGCTACATTCTGTAATCCATTAATTTGAGAAATTGCTTGTAAAGTAGCATTCATTGTTGCAGTAAGTGAAGTTATTTGTCCATTCAATTGCTCTATAGTAGAATTCATAGAATCAATTTGTAGATCTTTCTGTTCAATTATGGAATTTGTTTGTGTAATAACATCTTCTACTGTAGTTGTTGCAGTAACAGGGGCTAAAACAGGTTGATTAGCTGCTGATTGTAATTGCTGATTTGTTGAATTCAAAGAATCGATCGTCGTTTTTTGTTGATCAATTAAAGAATTTAGACCTTGAAGTTGAGAAGATAAAGTCACTACTTGAGTTTCTAAGTCTGCAATTTTGCTATTCTTTTGAATGTCTTGAAATTCTGCAGTTGAGAAGAAATCTCCTGCATAAAGGAATGTTCTATCACCTTGATCATTCTCTATAAAGATTCTAAATGATCTGTTATTTAAAGCAAGAACCCTACGAGTATCATTTTCTGAAAGTCGGAAAACAACTTCTCCTCCACCTTTTGATGTATATTGATTAGGGAATTCAGTGAATTCTAAATTTTCTCCTTGAGATGAATCAAAAACAATAAACAAATCACCGAGACCTGCAAGATTCATTCTTGTATTTTGACCATTTTCTTTTTGGAATATAGTAAATTTCAAGAAAGCTACAGATTCAGGAATAAGAACTCTTCCTAATCCATTGCTGTATATTTGTAAATTCGAAGTCCCTGTATTTTGTAGAGTACTTGGAACGTTAGTAACTGTAGTTGGAGAACCGTTATTAGCAGGTTCTGGATTAACCGTTTCTGTTGTTATAGAAATCTCAGAATTAGTAGAGAATGATGTAACATATTTCGTACTATTCAAAACAGGTTCGGTTATTCTATTGATCTGAATATCTTTAATAACATTTTGATTGTATATCTTAGTTTGAATAGGATTAACCCCTAAAGCAATAGACTTAAGTTTTCTTCCATATTTAGCAGCTGATTGTGAAATCATAGAAGAAGTTTTCCAAACTTGCGAATTGTCTTGACGATTATATAGTCGTACAACATAATCAATTTTATAAGCTATAGCTGAGCTATTCTTAATGATAGGACGATATAAATTAGGTTTGTCGTATTCGTCTATTTGAGAAATTTGAAGATCGTCTGTTTTAATCCAAGAATAAGTCGATGATGTATTATCATAAACATATTCAGATATTGTCAAATCATGTAAAAGAATGAAATCATATCCACTATTATTCAAATCTATAATGTAATTCTCAATTATAGATCCTCCGTATGTTGCATAAAATTCAATATAATCACCATCTGTTGATTCTTCAATAAATGCAGAAATAGAAGCAAATTGATCTCTTACTGGAAGGTCTATAGCCTTCGTATCAAATATGCTTAGATATTCTTGACCATCATTTATTTCACGATTATCGATCCATGCAAAATAAACAGAAAGAAGCTGATTACGCATCACTCCATTGAAATCTGTTATTCTTTCAACCACAGTATCACCATTAAGAACACCTAACCAATAATCATAAATAAGATTATAAAGGGAAAGAACTCGTAGTTCAACATAAGAACTATAAACTTTACCACCAAAGAAGAAAGGATTTGGATTTATAATCTCAAAAGAAGAATCCTCTTTGTTGTATGAATAATTTGCTAGAACAAGATTTGTATCATCTTTTTTCTTACATTTAACAGAAAGAACTAGACCGAAATTGTCTTCGAAATTGAATCCTTGAATCAAATGTAATCTGATTGTATCATATACAGGGGCTTGAGGATTATTGAATACTATCGGTAAATTAGGTGTAGATGTAAGAAGTGGATCGTAATCGTTATAGAATACAAGCTTATTAATATCTAAGGCAGCTCCTTTGTAAGGTAGAATTGCAGCGAAAGCTCTATTTCTAACATTAGCAGTTCCTATAGGAAGACCATCTTGAATAATCTCAGAGGAATCCGCATTCAAAATTTGATCTTCATTAGAATGTCCATTACTCATTTTCCAAATAGGAGCTGTCGTAGTAGATATTCTAAATTCATTACCAGGATCGTTAATTACGTCCTGATCTGAATATATGTACTCCATCAAAACTGATGAAGAAACCTGTATGTATTTAGATGATGTTGCCATTATTTTTTAAAGTTCCATTGAATTAAGTTGTATTGAAGACCGATTCCTACTTGAACACCCACTCCAACTTTTGCATTGAAAGGGTCGACATAAGGACCAAAACCTGTATACAAACCTAATGACCATTTTTTTGGCGGAAAGTATTTTTTTAGTACTTCTGATTTTTTAGGATCTATTAGAGCACCGTCTAATTCACTAACAGAGAATCCAGGATAGTCAGATTTAAAAAAAATTTCAAGAAGTCCATCTTTATTTTCTGTCAATCCAGTTGTTATTGCCATACTGAATTCGTCGTCTGTTATATGCACAGGAGTAGAAGTTAGGTTCATGGAAGTATCAACGGTTACATCGATTTTACCTGAAAGTTTTCTACTATTTCCCTTGCCAAAATCTTTATCATAACTCCATTTAAGTTCTCTAGAAACTGATCCATCAGAATGATAAACAGGAGCACTAATATAAACAGGAACCTCAATCGTATCGTGTTTAATTACGATTTTTGTCTTTATTACTATGATTGGATTATCTTTCAGATATTTAACTTCATCAGCAAGTCCCCTGTTTAGACTTTTAAGATTTCCATTTTCTGAGATTAGAGCACCTTTTTCATAAACAAGAGTTCCAGTTTTTGTCTTATAGGTTCGGATTGAATCATTAAGAGCAAAAACATTTTGTTGAAGGGAATTCACATCACTATCAGAAGTTGAACATCTACGCATAAGAAGAATGATTATAATTGCAAGAACTATAGTCAAGTTTCTTTGATGTTTTGGATCCTTAATCCATTCTTTGAATTGAGTTAAAAATTTTGTCATATTTTATTTTTATTGTAATCCTAATCTAGCTGAAGCAGCAGTAACAGCTATAGAACCTCCACCAAAGAAAGTTAATCCTGTTTTATATCCTCTCATTCGGAAAGACCAGCCAGCAGGTAAAATGAATGAATGTGCTAATCCTTGAACTATAGATCTAGATGTATTGTCTATAATCATTTCTTTAAGAACGATCGTAGATGATCCATTTGTTATTTCATATATTGCATAAAAAATTCCAGCTGAAGGATATGTTCCTAGATATTCCATTGAGGAATTAGTTGAGCAATAAACTACTCTATCTTGTTGTTGAGAAGCAAAACTCATAAATAAGATAAGAGCACCTGCTCCACCTGTTGTTCCTCCATTTATAATATATGTAGATGATGTTGTATAATTATCATCAGCTATTAAAATTCCACCATCTGGATTTATTCGCATTCTTTCCGTTGGTGTTGCTCCACCGGAAGTTGTAAGGAAAGATAAACCTAATTGATCATTTCCTGAACCTTGGTAAGCTCTAATTTCTGATTCAAATGAATCATTAGATTCAGAATTGAATCTTATTCCTGTAGCATGTACAGCATTTGTTGTAGTTACACCTCTTAATCTTATTCCACCCTTAACATCTACTGTAGAAACATTAGGATTATCAAGATGTCCGAAAGCCCAACGTCCTGCATTATTCATAAAAGCTTTTTCTTCATAAGAAGAAAGAGTAGATCCTGAACCTAATGTGTTCAATCCCCAGAATCTAATAGCAGAAGTCCCTAATCCTGTTGATCTACCAGCTCTTAAATTAAGATCACCTCCGGCTAAATTTGTTCCGTTTGCAGAACCAGCACCTACAGTCAAATCATTACCAGCACCAGACGGAGTAATACTCAGTCCTATTACTTTATCACCATTGTTTTGGAATTCTAAATTGAAAGTTGCATCACCTTGAGCTCCAATAGAGATATTTCCAGCACTAGATATTCTAAATCTTTCTAATGCAGTAGTAGTTGAATTTGGTGTAGTATTTATAGAAACGAAAGCAGGTTTAGAAGTTAAACTCCATGTTGATGGTATACCTACAAGCATTTCAGCACCTCCATTCGAACCGATAGACCAATCATTCCCATCAAAACCACCAAAACTTAATCCACCAATAAAGGTTCCGGCAGTTACCGCAGTTGTACCATTTTGTTTTTGGAATAGTATATTATTTTTTGATCCACCAGAAGAAACATTCGATCTAATTAATAAAGAATGATTTGTATTATCTTGGATATGAACTCTATATAAAGTAGGAGTTGCTAAATGTGCAGTGGAATTTCCAATACTAATAACTCCTGAAGGGTGTATTCTCATAGCTTCTGAAGTTGCTCCTGTATTAGAATTAATAAAAGATAAACCTAAGTTATTATCAAAACTACCTCTATATAGATTTATGCTCGATGAGAAAGTAGTTTTTTTGAATTTAATTCCCTTTCCTATTCCATTTATAGGAGTTGTTACGTCACTTATAGCAATGTTACCATCACCTACTTCTAAAAGATCAGTTGGTGTAGTTGTGTTTATTCCAATAAGACCAGAAGAAAGTATTCTCATTCTTTCGGTATTATTAGTACCAAAAGCTAAGTAAAATGCATCTCTATTGAAAATTGTTCTATCTGCACCAGAAACATGAATGTTACCATTTACATGTAAAGCTTCTTGAGGGTTATTTGTAAGAATACCAACTCTTTGATTAGCCACATCAACCCTCATTGTTTCAGTATTAAGTGAATTAGAGAATCTTATATACCCATTCGAATTATTTCCTACTAAATCGATCCAACTACCTGAAGCAACTGATGAGATATTTAATCTTCCAGTTCCTAATTGTTCTATTGTTGCTATTCCATTAGCTCCAGAGAGTCTAGTTATAGAAAACGAAGAAATTGTTGGTGTTAGCTGATTTGAATAAAGTTCTAAAGAAGAATTTCCATCAATTGTTCTAGCATAACCAATTAGAACTTTACTTGCAGTTCCAGAAAGATTACCAATTAACAAATTACCTCTAACTCTTGCATGATTACTAACATCTAATACAGCAGTAGCTCCTGATATAACATCAAAGGTAGGTAAAGTTGTATATCCAATAGCAACACCTTCTCTAAACATAGTAGAAGTAGCTCCAAAAGTAACTCTTGGATTAGAAGTCCAATCTGAAATAAGTGTTCTATTTGATCTAAGAACAAGATCCGGAGTTTTTCCTTTGGATAATCCTGTAAAATTTTCATCACCTGCTTGAATCTCTAAATCAATAGTTCCTGTTCTCATTTTGAATATATGAGAATAATTAGGTCCTACTTGTTTAAAGGCAAATCCTGCGGTAAAGAAGTTAAGAGCATCTGTTATAGCCGTGCCATCCCCTTCAAATAACGATTGAGTAGTACCAATAGAGCTAGTAGCTCCATATGCACCTATAGTTAAACCTCCTAGTCCTGTTGAATCTATTTCAGTTTGTATTATAACTTGCTTAGGTGTTAATCTTTGTATATCAGACGGAAATGATACATCATAAACACCGAAATTATTTAGTTTCGAATAAGCCCAAGATTTATCCCCTAAGAAAAATGAATTCTTTTCGATATTAACAGGAATGATAAAATCTACTCCACCTGAAGCAACAGTAGTAGCACCACCAATTCCAGGAGTATAATTTGTAGCTCCTAAAAGTGGAGGAATTGATCCCGGAGTATTGGCATTGCCTGTACTTCCTTGATACATTCCCATTTCAAAAGATCCACCAGTTGCACCACTTGCACCTTGAGGTCCTGTTAAATTTGTTCCTGTACTAGTCCAAGCAGAAGCTCCAGCGTTCCAATAATAAACTTGACCTGTAGCACTAATCCAAAAATCGAAATCTTTAAGAGTTCCAAAATTAGGTCCATGATCTGCAGTTGGAGCAGTAGTTCCTACTTGCCAGTGATCACCTCTTTCCCCTTGAGGACCTGGAATTCCAGGAACCCCTTGAGGACCTATAGGTCCAGGAGGGCCACCTCCTGCTAGAATAAGTTGATCGAAGTTAAAATTTATTTTCTCTAGTGCCTCCGATAAAGGATCAGAAGGAAATAATTCCTTAATTACTATTGGCATTATCTACGTAGTTATTTTTTCTCAAGAACAACTGTTATTGCTATTGAGGTTCTTTTGTCTTTAGGTACTGTATATATCACCTTAAAATTAAGTCCACCGCTTTCGTCTATGATAACTTTGAAATTCTTACTTTTTAGGTATCCGTTTTGAATTTTCTGAATATCAGTTAGGTTTATAGCTATTTGAGGAAGATCATTTATACCTTTAGTAGGAATCCAAACTTTCTCCCAGAAGATGACTTCTTTAATTACATATCTTTGGAATATATTTTCCTGAATATAGGTTTTGATATCATCATCTAAAATAAGATCACCGAATGAATAATTTGGATCTATGAATTTATAGAATTCCGTTCCAAATCCGTCAGTTATTAACCATTCTTCTAAAGATTTTGTGACTATAATACCAAGATCCAATTCTGTTTTCGATGAAGTGATTATATTCTTGGTAATTATTCCAGCATCTACATTTTGTAATGATCCAGCATCTATAACATCTTGTGAAGTCAATATTCCTAACGGGAATGTTTCTAATCTAATCTCATTTGGAATAGAAATCGCTTTAGATGCAAAGAATGATTTTTCCTCTTTAGGTTCTCTCGTTCCTATTACATTTTCAAAAAGATTATTCTTGATATATTTTTTGTAATAGAAAGGATCCCAATTAGATCTGAATACATAAAAATCTGAGAAATCAATTGATACATCACCTATTAGAGGATATATGAATCTCTCGGAATCTGTATTTAGATTGTTAGTCAGAATGATGTTTGGATTTTCCGTGTTTACCTTATTGTAATATAAATTCTTAATCTTACCTAAATTGTTATCTTTAATCCAACCTAAATCAGTAAGTATTTGTATATTGAGATAATCTAATCCCTCTAACTTTAGATCATTCATATCAACGAATTGAAAGATATTTTTCCATCTAGGTGTGTAATTTCCTCGATATCTTACTATAGGATTAAGTGAAATTCGATCTAAAGATCCTATCGTATATCCAAGAATAGATTGATTTTGCTGTGAATCTAATGATGTTTTCTTTAGAACTTCTCTTTTTAAGTAAGATGATTTAATTGGATAATCCGGTCTTATTAACGAAATAACGAATGTGTTTTCTTCAACTACCCCTGTTTTAGAAACAGAAATATATCGAATCTCATCATCTCCAAGATTTATTGAATTTTGTATCGAAGCGAAAGATATTGCATCGATTTCTGATCTATAAGCGTTATAACCACCAGCATCATAAATAGGATTTGTTTCTAAAGGTGATGTTCTTAAAGTAGAGAAAGGTATCCAAGTAGAATTTACTAAATTAGAAAGACTATATGTAGTGTTTGGTGCAGCAGGATTCGGTAATAGAGGTAGACCACTTATTGTAGTACACTTAAATGTATTTGCTGTTATATCGTAAATTCCATTAAAAGTATAAGTGAATGAATTAGCAGAAACTGAAATCGTATTATAACCACCATCTTCGTTTTGTGTAACTTCGGAAGTAAGATTAGGTGTATTACCGACATTATCTGTTCCCATTATCACTTCAAAATAAGATCCATTATCAATCCAATCTACAATTTTACCAGAAATAGGATTGTCTTTATATTCTAATTCCCCAGCATTAAGTTGTAATTTATCATCAACTGTATAAAGTAAAGATCTATCTATGAATTTTTTAATAGTCGATGTTGTTGTGTCTTCATATTGAAATAAAACATCATTAAAATCACATTGAATTACAACCGTTATGGATTTCCATTTATCATTTTTTATAACAGTAATCTGAGTTCCTGCATCTCCATAAGTAAGAACTGCCGAGAATCTGTAATTGTTATATTTTTCATTATAAACATATTTTAGAGATTCTCGATTATAATTAATAGGACTAAATTCTGATCGATCTAAAACCTCAACTTTAGCTCCTCTAAAAAGAGTTTCTGCAGCTTTCGAATTAGAAGACCCACTGAATATAGAATACTTAAAATCTCTAGGAATCTCTAATCCATCTATAGTCTCTCTAGTGAAATATGATAAGAAATAATCATCTACGATCGAAAGTAAATTAGCAGAGGCTCCACTAGCTCCTGTAAGGCCTAAATAAGTAGAAGTAGATCCGAGAGAACCTATGAAAGGGAGATCTGGGAAATAAAGATCATTATCGAAATATGAAAATGAATTCAGCTTCTGATCGAAATCCATATAAGGTGGATATTTCTGTAAGTAGTACCACTCATGAGTAAAGAATTTAGGTGTCTTTTCTACTTGATCGAAATCAGGAGAAAAGTTATTATAACCCATTGCTTGATCTGTGTTTAAACGATATCCGTTTTCTCTAACATCCGTTGATTCATTATCATAAACCCATTTGTTAATGAATGGAACTACTCTAGAAGAAAGAGCTAATTGAGTCACGTAATTTTCTTTAAGACGATCATATTCATTAACAACAGGATCTACTGTATCAGTTAGATCATCTTGATATCCTATAAGAGATTGAAATCCTCCATTTTGTACAAAAGGAGAAGTAGGTCCTATTAGTTGATATATGAATGCTTGTGAAGTAGGTCCTAGAGAAGGATAGTCGAAAACAGGGATATTTCCCGTTGATCCAGTTCCACCAATATACCAATCATAAAGATTGATTGGTGAAGAATCAGCATCTTTTTTATAATCCGTGTTATTGAAATCGAAATCGAAATCTTTTATAGGGAAAATAGAAAGATAGCCATTTGTATTCCATGCTTTCTTATAAAGTGCTAATTTGCTAGAAGATCCAAATTCTATTTTCTGTTTATTATCAATCAAATTAATTACGTAGTATTTATCGTAGTTTTTGAATCCTATAATTTCTCCACTATTGTTATAAATAGGTTCATCTAAATAAAGTCCATAATCATCGATTGTAGAATATCCACTCGTCGTCTTAATATAAATAGGACCGTTGGGTGTAGAATCAATAAACTCTTGAATATATTTTCTTTCTATTATTGCTCTGGATCCAGGTTGATTATTTCCTCCTTCAAAATTAGATTCTAGAAATTTACCTGCTGCAATTGTACTTGTCGAGATAGGAGATGGTTGATAATTAGTAATCGATATCTCATTAACGAATTCATTAGATAGTAGGAACGGAAACGTCGAAGTATCGCTGAATAAGGATATTTTCAATTTATTCCAATTCTCTGAATTGACTCTAGAAAAGATTAAAATTTCTTCGCCGATATAAAAAGCTTGAAATGCTTGAATTTCATTTGAATAATTTTGAATCTGATTTATTGATGCAACTATAGCAATAGAAATATCTTTCAAAGTTCCATTGGTACTAAAAGTTAGACCGTTTATAGTCCCTGAAGGAAGTGTAGAGCTACCTTTTACTGTATGTGAATCAATGAAAGGGGATTCTTTAGGATTATTCCAATCCGTATATTGAACTCTAATTTCATCACCGTCGTTAGGTGCAGAAATCAACTTAAATGCAATAGCAGGTCGTCCCTTTACATCTGTTTTTGTTGAAGGGATATATGTAAAAGGTGATTCGAATCCACTAAAATTTTTCCAATTAACTGTCTTATTTTTGATTCTTAAGAAATCAGTATCTGTGTTTAAAGGATCTATTATTGTGGCCCAATTTGTAACATTATCAATAGAATAAAAATTGCCATTTCGGTCTTTAACGTAACCAAATCTAACGTTTTGTAATTCTGACCAAGTCATTAATCTCCCTTCTGGATCTCCTGGATATATTTTTATTCCATTTACGTTATATTGAATATCATCTTTAACCGAAGTAGGAACCCCTATAACAGGTTCATTTGATTGAGGTGTCTGTGTTTGTTCATTGAATCGGTCATCAAATAATCTATCATTATTGATTCTAAATTTTCCTAATTCAACTTCATTAACATAAAGTCCAAAATATCTTCCAAATGTATATTCTACTTGTTCTTCATCATCAAATAGAAATTCCATATTAAGAAGATTAGCACAAACAACACTATTTCTTTTGAATCCATCTGTGATAAAATCTTCAGATTCAATAAAAGTTTTATCGATTAGAGTGTAATCTAAATAAACATCAGATCCGATAGATCCAAATCCGCCTTTTCTATATGAGATTCCATTCCAATAAGAATTTGCTCCTTTATTCAACGAAGAATAAAAAGGTGATTCAGGAAAACTAGGATCATTTACGTGATTTCTAATATATTTACCTATTTCTGTCTTATCCGTCAAATCAAATTTCTTGATTATTCTTGCTTTCTTTAATACATTATCGAAGAAATTGGAAGGATCTTCCACTAATGTATTAAGTAGAGGATTTGTATCGAGATTTGTATTAGAATACGATAAAGAATTAAAAGTAACAGGATCATCCATCTTGAAAATTAAGAAATAATCAGGAATAGAATCTCTTTCGACCCAAAGTGGTGCAAAGAGTGAGTATTCTTCGGAATACAAACGACTGTTTTTAGGGTACATACCATACCCGTAAGTGAAATCGTATTGTTTATTGAATCGATCTTTAACCGAAGTTGAAGGGTCTTCTTCAAAAATACTATATGCAATATCTTCAGGGAGAGTTCTGCTTCCCTGAGAATAAAATCTTCTTAAATCGAACGAATATGAGCCATTACCACTAACTTCAAAACCTTTATATATCGATTTACTTAAAAGTGGATTTGCGTCAATAGTCTCTAAATAGATTCTATTCTTTGAATCCGCAATTATTTTTATGTTAGTAGTTAGCTTAGGATTAGTTCTAAGTAATCCGAAGGAACTCCTTTTAAGTATTTGATTAGGCATCTCATTTCAATTATTTATTCTATCTATTCGAATCTCCTCCTTTGGTACCTCTAAGTTGTACGGGAGTTTCGTTCCTAGTAGTTCTAGGTGTTATTGACTTGATTGTTTTATTCAAATCATCCAATGCTGTATCGAATGTTCTAGAAGGAAGATCCTTACCAACAATCGTTCTAGAATAATATCTAGCTGTTATTTCCAAATCGAAAGAGAATCTCTCTTTATTGATAGGATTGCTGTATATATCGAAACCGATTTTCTTTGTGTA